TTCAGAGTTAGACGTTTTTTCTTTTTTTGGTGTTAGTAAATATTGCAGTCAATTAGTAGATGATGGAAATGGTGGTCAAGAACCTAGATTCTCTATAAATGCAAATATTAATAATAGACGCGATGCAATGGCAGTTATAAAGGATATTTGTTCAGTTATGAGAGCAATACCATATTATGAAGAAGGAACTATAAAAATTTCTCAGGACGCACCAAAAGATATTGATAATCCAAGTTCTGTAAGTTTTAATTATGTTTTTAATAACGCTAATGTAGTGAATGGCGAATTTGTTTATTCTGGTAGCTCATCAAAAACTAGATTTAATGTAATAAATGTTTCATATTTTGATTTAGAAACACAAGAAATAGATTATGTGACCGTTAAAGATAGTACTGCGCAACAAAAATATGGAACACAGACAAAAACCATTAATACTTTTGGAACTACTTCAAGTAGTATGGCGCAAAGAGTTGGAAAATGGTTTTTACAAACACAACAAAATCAAACAGAAACATGCACCTTTGAAACTAATATTGCGTCTGGATCTGTTATAAGGATTGGAGATATTATTGGTATTGCAGACAGGGTTAAGGCTGCTACAAGAAGAGGAGGCTTAGTTAAAACAGCTAGTGTTAGTCAGATTACACTTGATGATGTAGGACAGACTAATTTACCAGATATAAGTGATAGCCCTACAATTAGCTGTATGTTGTCAGATGGCACAGTGGAAACAAAAACTATTACGTCTTATACAAGTACTAATGTTGCAAATGTGTCTTCTAACTTTTCATCAGTCCCAGTGCAAAACAGTCCATATATTCTAGAATCTGCAACTCTTTCAGCACAATCTTTCAGAGTCGTAAATATAAAAGAAAACAAACAAAAAAGTTTTTCAATTACAGCAGTAATTCATAATCCTAATAAATATGCAGCAATTGAGGATGGAGAACAATTACCGATCAAAAATATTAATTTATTAACTTCTCTACTACCATCACCACAAATAATTAACGCATCAGATGGTACAAGAGCAATAGAAGAAAAAATTGTTTTAAATAATAATAGACCTGTTCCAAAGCTTTTTATTGATTGGGAATCTGTAGATGGAGCTAGTGGGTATCAATTAATTTTTACTAAAGATAATGAAAATCCAGTTGTAGTTAATACACAACAATCAGAGCATGAAATATTACCTTCTGAAGCTGGTACATATTTAATTCAAATATTTACAATAAATAGTAATGGAGAAAGAAGTGCAAGTCCTACAGAAGTTAGCATTAATACTTTAGGATTAACTGCTGTTCCTGAAAATCCAACAAATTTAGAAATTGAACCACTTAATAACTCACAAGTTAAATTGACATGGACTAAAACAACAAGTCTTGATGTTGAATTTGGCGGGGCTTGTGAAATCAGACATACTCCAAACACATTATCTTTAGCTACATTTGCAAACTCAACATCTTTAAATGAAAATATAAATGGTGCATCTAATGAAGCAATATTACCAGCTTTATCGGGAACTTATTCTTTAAAATTTCGTGATTTAGGTGGTAGGTTTTCAGCAACAGAGGCAAAAGTTGAATTAGCACTTCCAGAGATGGCAGATGAATTACAACTAAAAAATGCAAGTGGTAATGATTTTAGAGAAAATCCAGGTTTTAGTGGTAATAAGCCAAGTGCCCATGTATCTGTTGTCTCGGGTGCTTTACAATTAACAAACCCTGCATCATCATTAACTGGCACTTATGAATTTGCATCTGTTTTAGATTTTGAGTCTGTATTCACAAATATAAGATTAAAAAGACACATTAAAAGTGAAGGATTCTTTATATCAGATCAATTTGACTCTATCCCTGATTTTGATGCAAGATTAAGTGTCGACGGTGCTGGAAGTGATCGTTTAAAAAGTCAAGTTCAAGTTTTAACATCACAAGATAACTCTAGTTTTACTACAGAGCAAAATTTAACTAATGGTTCGTTTAGTGCAAGAGCTTTTAAATTTAAAGGCAATCTTATTTCTGTTGATGTTAACGAAAATATAAAATTTACAGAATTAGGCTTTGACGCTTTTTTACCATCAAGGACAGAAAATAAATATATTTCTTCGGGCAGTGTGATAAGCACACCAATTCAATCTGGCACGTCAGCCAGTGGTATTGATATTGTGTTTGCCAATAAGTTTTTTACAGGAACAAGTGGTATTGGTGGCACAACTATTAAATATCTACCATCTATTTCTATCACTCCAATAAATATGCCTCAAGGTGCTCGTTTTGTTATTAAAGAAGATGCAAATGGTAATATGTTAAACGCAGCAAATCAAAATGTTAATGGTACTGGTTTTAATATTATATTTTATAATGACTCAGACCAGCCTATTAGTGTGAAATTTACATTTCAAGCGTTAGGATATGGAAAAGGTGTTTAATTAAATGACAAGAGTTAATTCAACAGGTAAAGAACTCTCAAGTAATTTTTCACCAGATAATGGTACTGGTTTAGCTGTAAGAACAGCAATAAAAGATATACTTGAGTCTTTAAGAACAGTTAACAGTGCTGCGGGTGATCCTTCTGGAGCAGCAAATTTGGCAGCATATCAATTACATATTGATAGTGATACTGACACCTTAAAAATCAGAAACGGAGCTAACTCGGCTTTTGTTACTTTAGGAAATGTAAGTCAAACTAACTTTGGTTTTTTATCAGCTTCAGGGGGTACTTTAACAGGTGTATTAGGTGTTTCTGCTGGATCCTCGTCTGCTCCAGCTTTGCATTTTGGTGACACTAATACTGGATTATTTAAGAAATCAACAAATCAAATTGGAATTGCAACTGCGGGAATAGAACAACTATTTTTAGATCAGAATGGTATAACTTTAAATCAACAAAACGAAATCAAATTTGGAGATTCTGATAGCTCTAATTTTGCAGCAATAAAAGCACCTAGTTCTATTGGTAGTGATTACACTCTTACTTTGCCAACAACTGCGGGTAGTGATGGACAGTTTTTAAAAGTAGGTTCATCTGGTGCTTTATCTTTTGCTTCTACAACGGATATAACATCTGTTGGAACTTTAAATGGATTGACAGTAAGTAATACTACTAATTTAAGTGAATTAAAAGTCACCAAGATAATACCTACAGGAGGTGTTGCTTCTGGTGCTGGTGGTGGAATTATTCAAGTTGTTCCTGCTTTTACAACTTCGTCAACTAGCACTGATGACAATGCTTTTAAAGATATTGATGGTTTAACTGTAACAATTACACCTAATTCTACTAGCAGTAAATTTTTAATTATGGCTTCTTTTACAGTAGGCCATGGAGGTAATAACGGTGCAGTAATATTAAATTTAGTGAGGAATGGTGAAAACATAGCACAAGGTACAGATAGTATTATTCCTTGTACTAGTATTTTGACTTTTAATAATGGCACTCAAAACGATAACAATGTATTTAATTATTCATATCAGCACGTTGATACTACAACACTAAATGATTTATCAGACATAACATACAAATATCAAGTTAAGTCTGCTAATGATAAAACAACAAAAGTAAATCAAAGACCAAATAATCAGACTGATTTAAAAAGTACAGGAAATTTAATTGTTTGCGAGATATCAGGATAAGCACTTCATCTGCTTATGTAATTAGTATAAGTGAAGGTGCTAGATTAGATCTAATAAAAAAAACTGATATACTTAGAGCGTCATCATATTACTAAATGGCTATCATTCCTGCTAAAAAAGATTTCACTGTTCAACGTAGAGCAGATTTCCCTCTTCGTTTAACTTTCAAAGATTCTACTGGATCTGCGATAAATCTTACTGGTTTTACAGTCGCAGCACAGGTGTATAACGAAGATCGCTCTACTCTTTTTGGGTCTTTTGCGGTCACTTATACTGATAGACCTAATGGCGTAGTGGATATAAAATTAAGCGATACTGATACAGCTAATTTTACTCCAAATGAATTAAAATATGATGTATTACTAACAGACGGGTCAGGTAACAAAGAATATTATTTAGAAGGTACACTATTCATAAGTGAAGGTTACACAGCATGAGCAATCCTAATCAAGTTGTCGTTAGTCAGATAAATGATGTGACAACTGTAGAGATTACAACAGCAGGTCCACAGGGTGCAACGGGACCTCAAGGTAGTGGTTCTGCAACAGTAAGTATTGGAACGACATCTACAGGTGATGCGGGCACTGATGCTTCTGTTAGTAACACTGGAACGACTACGGCAGCAGTTTTAAACTTTACAATTCCAAGAGGAGCAACAGGTTCCCAAGGTCCACAAGGTCCACAAGGTTCAGCTGGTGCGGACGGAGCTGACGGTAATGATGGAGCAACTGGAGCAACTGGTGCTCAAGGACCACAAGGAATACAAGGTGAGACTGGCCCTCAAGGACCACAGGGTGCTACAGGAGCTACAGGTTCTCAAGGTCCAGCAGGAAATGACGGTGCGAATGGATCTGATGGTGCTGCTGCAACAATTTCGGTTGGAAGTACAACCACAGGAAATGCTGATACAAATGCTTCAGTAACAAATTCTGGTTCATCTAGTGCAGCTATATTTAACTTTACTATTCCACGAGGAGCTACAGGAGAAACGGGAGCTACAGGTGCTACAGGTGCTACAGGAGCAACTGGAAGTCAGGGAATACAGGGTGTTGCTGGAAATGACGGATCCGATGGTGCTGCTGCAACCATAGCTGTTGGAACAGTTACCACTGGTGCTGCTGGTTCAAGTGCTACTGTTACTAACTCTGGATCATCAAGTGCTGCAACTTTTGATTTTGTTATACCCAAAGGAGATAAAGGAGATACAGGAGATCAGGGAATTCAAGGAATTCAAGGAATTCAGGGGATTCAAGGACCAGCGGGTGCTGATGGTGCAGACGGTGCAGATGGAGGAATAAGTGATGGAGATAAAGGAGATATTGTTGTAAGTAATTCTGGTTCGACTTTTACTATTGATGATGATGTTGTTACGGCTGCTAAGTTAGCTAACACTTCTGTCACTGCTGGTAGTTATACAAATGCAGATATAACAGTTGATGAACAGGGAAGGATTACATCTGCTGCTTCTGGTTCTGCTGGTGGGGTGACTTCAGTTACAGGTTCCGCACCAATAAGTTCATCAGGTGGATCGACTCCAGCTATCAGTATTTCCGCAGCTACAACATCTGCTGCTGGTTCTATGTCTGCCAGTGATAAAACTAAATTAAATGGTATAGAAACCTCCGCTACCGCAGACCAAACTGATGCAGAGATAAAAACTGCATACGAGAATAATTCTGACACAAATGCATTTACTGACGCACTTCTTTCAAAATTAAACGGTATAGCTGCAAATGCTACTAATGTCACTAATACTAATCAGCTAACAAATGGTGCTGGCTTTATAACGGCAACATTAACTAATGAAGAAGTTGAGGATATAATCGGAGCGATGTTATCAGGTAATACTGAGTCTGGTATTACTGTCACTTATGACGATAGTTCTGGCAAGATAAATTTTTCTGTTTCTTCTCAAACAGACAATAATTTTACAAATGCAGATCATACTAAATTAGAAGGAATTGAAACTGGAGCTACAGCAGATCAAACAAATGCAGAAATAAAAACAGCTTATGAGGCGAATACAGATACTAATGCCTTTACTGATGCTCTTTTAGCAAAGTTGAATGGTATAGCTGCTTCTGCAACTAATGTCACAAACAATAATCAATTAACTAATGGAGCTGGTTTTATAACAGCAACTCTGACAAATGAACAAGTACAGGATATTGTTGGGGCTATGGTTTCAAATAATACCGAATCAGGTATTACGGTTACTTATGATGACAGTGATGGTACGTTAGATTTTACAGTCGCATCTCAAACTGACGAAAACTTTACAACAGCGGATCATGCAAAACTTGATGGGATAGAAAGTAATGCTACTGCTGATCAAAGTGATGCAGAAATTAAAACTGCTTATGAAAATAATTCAGATACTAATGCCTTCACTGACGCAGAAAAAACTAAATTGGAAGGAGTGGAGGCTAGTGCTACAGCCGATCAGACAGCTAGTGAAATAAGAGCACTTGTTGAATCAGCCACAGATTCTAATGTATTTACTGATGCTGACCATACTAAATTAAATGCTATTGAAGCCAATGCTGACGTTACAGACGCAACCAACGTAAATGCTGCTGGTGCAGTAATGAATAGTGATCTTGATGGTAAAGGAGAACTGCTAGTAGGTGACGGCTCTGGTGATCCTTCAGCATTATCAGTTGGTACAAATGGTTATGTTTTAAAAGCAAACAGTAGTACTGCTACAGGTTTAGAATGGGCAGCAGAATCAAGTGGTGGAAGTGGAGAAGCCAACCAAAATGCCTTTTCTAATGTTGCAGTATCTGGACAATTAACTGTTGCTGCAGATAGTGCTACTGATACTTTAAATCTTGCTGCTGGCAGTAACGTCACGATTACAACTAATTCTAGTAATGATACTGTCACCATTGCTTCTACAGATACAAACACTACTTATAGCGTAGGAGATGGTGGTCTTACACAAAACAACTTTACTGATGCGTTAAAG